TGTAGGGGACCAGGTAAAAGACGGCATTATGGACGCCGAAAAAAAAATTACCCAGCAAATTGTGATGAACCCGGTTGTGAAATCATTGGATGACGCCACAAATAAAATGAACTCCGCGCTGTCGTCCGTATCAAAAGATGTGGTGGGTCTCAAAAAGAAAATAGACGATATGAATGAAAGTAAGGACACTGAAAACGCCACATTGGCAATTACTTTACAAAACAACATTTTAGCATTAAAAGAGGGTATGAAAAAAGTCATCGCCTCTCTGATTATTCAGCGGCACGTGAATAATGGCACAATCAAGATGATGAGTGGCACGCGCACACTACAGGAGAGTGTGCGCGCGGCTGTGAATAAAGTGAGTGGTCAGTCGCCTACAGCGCCAGCACCTATAACATCAGAACTTATAGCGCCAGCACCTATAATACAAGAATATATAATACCAGAGCCCGCAAAAACATCATCTAAAAAGAAGAAGAAGAAATAAAAAATAAATGATATGCCTCTATTGTAATGGGCTATTACTGGGAACACAACAAAATATACGTGATAATAACATCCGTTATTCTATTATTATGGGTCATAATGTTTGTATTTTTATACATAGATGTAAATATTGAACTGGCAGCAACCGACAATGAATCTTGTAGTAATCCAATCGCAATATATTTTGACAAAACAAATCGCGAAAGATGTCTTCGTTTAGCAGCAGAGAAGAAGTCCGCCGTCGTACAAAAAATCGCAAAAACCTTTGACGAAAATGTGGATGCTGTTATAAAAAAGACAAAAGAAGTGAAAAAAGAAATTGAAAATGTGGAGAATTACTACGATAAATTGGAGCGATTAAAGGTACAAGAAAAGAAAGAAAAATTAGAACGGGCGCGAGATTTATACAATAACGTTTATCAATTAGTCCAGAAAATCCGTAATGACTACAAAGAAAACCAAGAAGGTTTAGTCAAATTGGTGGATGATTATCAAAATACATTTGAATACAACCAGAAAATAATGAAAGAACTGGCTTCTCAAATATTCAAAAAACTGGTTGCCAATACATTCACCAAAAATTATGGAGATAAGAGAAGTGATATGGTTGAAAGCTATGATAAAATCCGACAATTTCTCGCGACATTTAGCAAAGAAGATGATATCCCGGAATTGCCGCGCGATGCGCGTAAAGGAAAAAAATAAGCACGGACTCTTGTTTTTATCTACGGATTATTTATAAATGTCAAACAGCTGGGTAGTGATTGTTTTTTTATTATTTATGGTTTTAATGATGTCCCTCTATTTGGGGTCGCAAGATTATAGTTCTTTTGCGTTTACAAAATCTGGGTTCTCGGAGTATCCTTATGAGGGGTTTGCCACGTACCAAGAGGCGTTTGATAATAGAGAGGGGTATGATAAAGATGAGTCGGTCCCAGATTCTTCGGCCAGAGATTCTTCGGCCAGAGATTCTTCGGCCAGAGATTCTTCGGCCACAGATTCTTCGGCCCCATTATCTCAACCTGCTGCTGCGGCGCCAACGTCAACCGCTTACATTATGACTCCATTGGCTGGACACGCAACTCCATTGGTCCCTCAATCGGTTGAGCCTCCAACCAAACCTGCTCCTACAAAGGAGGGGTTTGAGACTTTAACCGGTTCTAAACGCGGCGGCAATGCCGTGGGTGCCTCTGACCAAATCGGCAAGTAAAAAACAATAAATATTTGTTCTAGTAAATCAAATATTTATTCCACCATAATTCATATTTATTACATTAGATGTACATCATGGACAACGCACTAGACCCCGCGTTGTCTATCTTCACAAGTGTATCCACGTCTTTCTTGGTGAGCGTATAAGGAAACACCACATTTAGCCCCATTTCCTTCGCAAACATCTGGGTGCCCGACTTCACCAACCGATACAAGTTGAGTTTGGTATGTACAATTTCCAGCGACCGCTTCAAGTTGCGCACTCCCTCTTCGCCCTTCGCCTGGTTTGAAATGATGTGCGACAATACGTCGTCGGGGAACACCACGTCATCGGGTCCAAATCCGACTTGTTCGCGGATTTTAGGCAATATATGATTTCGCGCAATAATCATCTTCTCCTTCAGGTCATATCCCTTGGTGCGAATACGGTACATGCGGTCGCGCAAGATGGGATTCACCAAGTTCTCGTCATTATAACTGAATATGAACATACACTTGCTCAAATCCAGTTCTATTTCCGAGAAATACTTGTCGTGGAACTGGTTGTTCTGCGACGTATCTGTCAAATGTGTGAGTACGCCGATGATTTCTTGGCCGCGCGCCGTGTCGCTAATCTTGTCCAGCTCATCAAAGTAGATTACCGGATTCATACACTTACTCTCCATCACGATTTGCGCGATTTTTCCCCAGGTACTGCCTTCATACGTGTAGCTGTGTCCCTCCAAGAAACTGCTGTCGCCGCAGCCACCGAGGGCAATGAACGCGAACTCACGCCCGAGAATCTTGCTGATACCGTCTTTGACCAGACTGGTCTTGCCCGTTCCTGGTGGGCCGTGGATGGCGATGGCCGTGCCCATAGAACTCGGATTCGCGATCCACTGTCCCACCATCTGCATAATCTGCATCTTGGCGTCTTCCAGGCCATACACGCAATTGTCCAGTTGTTCTTTGGCCTTCACCACGAAATCGCTACACTTGTCTATGCCGTCCTTGATATTGATGGTCAGACTCTTGAAAACGCCGAACGGGATTCGCATAAAATTATCCACCCAGTTTTTCAATTTGAAGTATTCTGGGTCGCCCGGCTCCATCAAACTGAGTTGATGAAGCCGCTGTAATGCGACGGCCTTGAACTTTGCGGGCATATTGGATTGTAGAAGCGTGAGCCGATATGGCTTCTCTACATACATGTAGCCATTGATTTCGCGCAAATCAGACATAATCCGGAGCTGCTCCTTGTTTGACAACTTGGTCTTGAAATAACCGACTTCGTCGGTGATGACCTGGGTGTCCGCCTGTTCAAGCAACTCTTCGTATGTGTTGGCGTTTTTACTGCGTGCGTGTTTGATGAGTTTTTTGATAGAGCGATTACATTGGTCAAGCGCACGTTGGACAATCTTGTTGTTCGGTTTTGAGCGCAGTTTCTCAATGAGGACACGCTTGAGTTCAATGATTTCGCGGTACTTTTCGTCAATATTCACGACTTCTGAGAGCGGGTCAGGCACAACCTCCTTGGGTTTGCGTTTAGGCGCAGGAGCGGAAATGTCGGTGTTGGAATTGGAGGGAGATAGAGGCAGACCGGGGAGGTCCATCGCCTGGAAATCCTCTTTCATATAGATTTCTTCGGCGTCCGAATCGCATTCGTCTTCGTTGGATAAATTGGATGGAATACGATTTTTTAGACCACCATGAACTTGTTGGCCTCCGATGGTCATCGTTATCTTGAACGTTTTGTCGTCTTTTTTTTCGTCGTCGTCATCATCATCATCGTCATCTTCACTGTTGTCGTTTTCGTCGTCGTCGTCGTCGTCGTCGCATTCTTCTTCGCATCCAATGATGGGGCGATCGTCGTCATCATCGTCATCATCATATTCTTCTTCATCGGAAGAAGATTCATACTTTGAGCGCGACTTGGATTTGCTAGATTTTTTCTTGCTTGCCGCCTGCTTTTCCAGCTTCTTATTTTTAGCAAGCAGTTTCTGAATGACTTCTTCTAGATCAGCGTCGTTTTTTTTGTTTCCCTTCTTTTTCTTTGATCCTGACTTTTTCTCCGGTTCAGTGGAATAACTGCTGGTATCAATGTATGAAGATGAAGTGTAAGACTCACTGTCAGAGATTGTCTCGTAACTGCTGTCAGATTCATCATCGCTGCTGCTTTCGGGGTCGGGACGATTCTTCTTGTAGGAGCGTCCCTTGTTCTTAGAATTGTTGTCAATAATAGTTCGTGGCATTTTATGTATATTGGTGTAATGTGTTTAAATCATAATAAAAATCAATTTTTTGTGGGGTGAATCTGTAAGATTCACCCCACAATAAACCCCCGATACAATTTGCGCTTCAATCGTACCGATTGAATCTTCAATTATATCGGCAATTTTTTAGATATATCAATCCTTCTGGAGGGGCCTACTCAAAAAATTGCGCATTCAATTGAAGATTCAATCGGTACGATTGAAACGTAAATTGGATGCGGTGGTTTTTGTATGCCCCCTCCCTTCGGGAGGGGGCATCCAAAAAATTGATTTAATTCTTCTGTATTAATAAAAGAATATAAATATTACCACCCATAGTATATAGTATTTGAAAATGGCAACCAAAAATACATCCTACAAAAACCCTTCGCGAATCATCGGAATCCAATTTGGATTGTTCTCGCCAGAAGAAATCCGTAAAGCGGGGGTTGTTGAAATCGTATCCAAAGATACGTATATTGGAAACAGTGAAGTCGCGGGAGGTTTATTTGACCCGCGCATGGGCGTTCTCGGCCCAGGCACCATTTGCCCAACAGATGGTTTAACAAACATTACAACCCCCGGATACTTCGGTTACATTGAAATGTCGCGCCCCGTGTTCTTTATCCAGCATTTGAAAGAAATCATGAAAATACTCAAATGCGTATGTTTCAAATGTAGTAAATTGTTGATTAGCAAAGAACAGCATCACCAGGCAATCCGACTGAAACCTTCCGAGCGATGGGATTACGTGTATCCATTGTGCGCAAAGATTAAGCGTTGTGGAGACGCCACCGAAAACGGCTGCGGCTGTAAGCAGCCCGACAAAATCAAACTGGAAGGAATGGCGACCATCAATGCGGTCTGGGATACTTTAGTGAATGAATCAGCCGGTGGCGAAGCAGTCAATTTGCCGCCACTCAAGCTCACCCCTGAAATCGTGTTGAAAATATTCAAGCGTATCACCGACGACGACGTGGAGTTCATGGGATTCAGCGCCACTTGGTCGCGTCCCGACTGGATGATTTCCACATCATCAAGACGAACAAGGACTTGGCCGACCGAATCAACGCCAATGCGTCCTCTTCCATTATTGACAGTTTGACAGCAGTACTACAATACTTTGTCGCGATGATTGTCAATAATAAGGTGAAGGGCGCGGTGCCGATGGCCCAGCGTTCGGGCAGACCCCTCCAGTGTATCACCGGGCGCTTAAATAGCAAGAACGGGCGTATTCGTGGCAACTTGATGGGCAAGCGCGTGGATTTCAGCGCACGTTCCGTCATCACGGGCGACCCCAATTTGTCTATGCGGCAGCTGGGCGTTCCCAAAAAGGTCGCGATGTGTCTCACCAAACCAGTTGTGGTGAATGACCGGAATCGCGGATTCCTGACCCGACTCATACAGAATGGGCCCGATGAATACCCCGGCGCGAAAATCCTGGAGCGCAAGGACGGCCACAATGTCTCGCTGAGATACATTGACCGGATGGCGGTCCGGCTTGAAAACGGCGACATCGTTCATCGGCATATGATGGACGGCGACGCTGTGTTATTCAATCGGCAGCCCAGTTTACACAGAATGAGTATGATGTGTCATATTGTGAAGGTAATGGCCAGGGGCGATACCTTTCGTATGAACGTTGCATGCACAAAGCCCTACAATGCTGACTTCGACGGCGATAAACATCTTGTCGCCAACAAGAGAATGCTTTTCAAGATGTAGATAAAACTTGGAAAGGAAAACATTGGAATATCTACTTACTAAGCGTATTTAAGCATAGATACGTTTGTAAATATAATCTCTTAGTCATTTAATTAAATTACATAAAAATAAATTGCCTATACATAATAAAGAATGATATTGAATAAAAGTGATAATAATAAAGTTATTGGTGAAATCTATAAAATAACAAATACACAAAATAATAAAGTATATATTGGACAGACACGCAGTCATCGGTTGAACAAAGATAAATATAGACCTTTTGGATTTATGGGAAGATTCAAAGACCATATTAATGAATGTTATTCCAAAAAGAAAAATTGCTGTAAGTATCTTAATTCAGCGATTTTGAAATACGGAGAAGAACATTTTAGTTGTGAAAAACTGGTTGAATGTCCTGTGGATAAGTTGGATGAAACCGAGATAAAGTACATATCGGAATACAACTCAAAATATCCCAATGGATACAACTTAACAGATGGCGGAAAAACTTGTAAGTATAGCGGCGTCGTTGAGCCAATTGTTTGCTATGCTGAACGCCCACGAAATTACGCGCGAAGTGATGACACAAAAGCGTTGATTTCGGCAAATGTTAAGGAAGCAATCAAAGATATTTCACACCGAAAGATGATGATGAATAATGTTCAGCAACAACATATGAATCAGAAGTTTGAAAGGTTTAAAGATGTGAAAATTGATGAATCCAATATAGAACAATATATCCGCGTCGCCAATAACAATACACTTAATTATCAATATATAAAAATAAATATTCAAAAAATAGAAACAACGTTTGTCGGTAAATATGAAACGATAGATGAAATAAAAAATAGGGCAATACAATTTATAAATAATTTAATAAAATGGCAACACAATCAAATTGCGGGAACTTCCTTAGAGATTTCACTACCACTTATTGGCGGAAACGTCAGTGAGGAACTCGGTTAATTGCCGAACCCAATGGTAAAAATGTGAAATATTGGATAATCCGCAGCCAAGCCCCTAAGCTCGCTATGATAGAGTATGGGGAAGGTTCAGAGACTAGATGGTTGTGGTTCGTAAATGAAGGTCTAATCAACCTGATACGGAATAAGGTATAGTCCAATCCTGGTTTGAAAAAACAGGTATATCTGCTTGGATAAGTAGATGGAGATGAATATGCACATGCCCCAAAACAGCCTAGCCGAGGTAGAGCTCAGGCATTTGGCGGCAACCCCTTACCAGATAATAAGTCCTTCCAGTAACGCCCCCATCATTGGCGTTTACCAGGACTCTATGTTGGGGTCTTACCAATTTACGCGTGCGGGGGTCAATTTCAACCCTCGCGACGCAATGAATCTGTTGATGGGTTACAAGAAAATTGACCCGTCCATTTTCGAACAAAAGAAAATCACCAACTTTGAGATTTTGTCTCAGATAACGCCTGCGATTTCACTGAAATACAAGACCAAATTGTTTGGAAACAACGAAGACGCCGCGTCATCCAACAATGTTTTAGAAATAGAGAACGGCAAATACATTCGCGGCCAAGCCGAGAAGGGCGTCTTTGCGTCTGGCACCAAGGGTATTTTGAATCGTGTTTGTAACGATTTTGGAAATATGGCCTGCGCCGATTACATTGACGACCTACAACAGATTATCACCGAATATATGAAAACCAGCGCATTTAGCGTGGGCATCAGCGACTTGGTGTCCAACAGAGACACCACCGAGCAAATCGCGCGAATGATTCGCTCCAAGATGGAGGAAGTCCATAATATTACGAACAAGGTACATCTCGGAATCATGGAGAACAACTCGGGGCGCTCCAATATTGCCGAGTTTGAGACCCAGGTCGGCAATGTATTGAATAACACGACGGACCAGACCGGCAAAATCGCGGTAGAAAACCTCAACTCCGACAATCGGTTTGTAATGATTGTGAAATCGGGCTCCAAAGGCTCTATGTTGAATATTTCGCAGATGATTTCGTGCGTCGGCCAACAGAGTATTGATGGCAAGCGTGTCCCCTATGGGTTTGACAGCCGCACCTTGCCGCATTTCCACAAATATGACGATTCACCCGGTGCGCGCGGCTTTGTGAAAAACTCGTACATATCCGGTTTAACCGCGCCCGAGCTCTTCTTCCACGCAATGGGTGGTCGTATGGGTCTCATTGATACGGCCGTCAAGACATCGCAGACCGGTTATATCCAGCGTCGTTTGGTCAAGGGCTTGGAGGATTTGAAGGTGGAATACGACGGAACCGTCCGCAACAATATGGGGAAAATCGTCCAGTTTTCCTATGGCGAAGACGGCATTGACACCACCCGCGTAGAAAACCAGAATATTCCATTGGTGAATATGTCGGTGGAAGACATCTACATGCACTTTGACCTCATTGGCGTGAATGACAACGAGTCAAACGCGGAACTCCTAAGTATATATACGAAACCTACCATTACGCGAATGAAGGGGCAACGCAATGCGGTTACCGAGATGAATCAGCGCACCATCACC